CTCCAGCTTTCGCACCCTCTTAAGAGGGTTTGGGGTTTAACCCCCGAAGGTGTAGATCTTTACACGTTTGTACTGATCTTCCGTGCCGGGCAGACTGGCCGCCTTGACGAAAGTCCCATCAACCATTTTATGGTCCGTTAATGGGAGTGACTCCGACACCTCTCCATGGCCTCGTGACCAAGAAAGGAGTTTCCACGGAAGGTTTTTTAGGGCCTCCGTAGGCACCACGTCCTCAGCAGACCGCTGATAGACGGAGTACGCCGGAAAGATGTAATCCCCTGGGAGCTGAGGACGGATGTCCTTTCGCCCCTTTAGGGAGAACGTCTCAAACGTATAACCTGCCCAACCCCGCGCTACGTGGGACGGTTTCCTTTCCGGGTGCCAAGCACCCAGGAGGTGACCGTCTCCGTAACCGTCGGGACCGAACTGTTGTAACGCAGGGTGGATCCAGGATTGGATCAGTTCTGCGTATTCAAACAGCCCGCGCCGCACGTAAAAATTGTGCAGCGTGAACAGTGTGCGTGGTGAAACCCATTCCTTTTGGAAGAATGGCCGCACATCGATACCCCGATAAAAGTCACGCCCACACGATTCCCTAAAGGGGCCCGTGTAGTAACTTTTCTCTTCGTTGACTGCGAATCCCGCACAGCGCAAGAGGGATGTTAGCTCCTCACAGCGCGATGAAGGCAGGATGATATCGTCTCCGTAAACGGACACAACGTCATCTTTGTCACAGACAGCACGAGCGAGAGCCCAAAAAATAAGGCTTTCAAGCGGGAATGTAAACCCGTTGCCCATGCTCGAAAACTTCTCCAGGCGCAGACGTTGACCACGATACAAAACGTGGCCAGTCCGCCCTCTCGCGAGGGCAACCGCCCAATCCAGAGGGAGAAGGGAAAAGACCAGCTCAAGCGAAATTGAGTCTGACGCGGCCGAAAGGTCGAGTGTTGCTAAAGCACCCGTTAAGGATCCTTCAAGGGCGAGGCGTTGATTCCTCGTCTGGTCCCTGAGATCCACCCCGAACGTAGCTAACCTGCGTGTCATGTGATCTCCCAGCGCGAGCTGGTACAGGCCGTTTAATACCGGCTCAACGATCACAGACCGATAGGTCTTCGCGTTCTTCGGGACGAATTCGAGCTTGCCGTCATCTATACGAATCGACAGCCCGAACCACTCCTCACCATCCTCATCAATCTTCTCATAAGAGCAGATCGACTCGGACAGGAGTGGAAGCTCCTCCAAAATCGCTTTCGCGATCGGGAGGCACTCTTCGCTAC